TAATTCTTTATAAGCACGGATAAACGAGGAGCGAATTCCTGGATATTTGTTTTTAATCTTACGTTCAATACGAGAATCTTCCAACACATTCATAATTGACATTGGAAGTTTTGCTTCGTGAGCTTCTACCATACCACTTAATGGAGTATATAAAGCATGACCAACTTCATGACCCATAAAAAGATCATAAAGATATCCGGAAATATTTTTATCCAAAATCGGTACAGTTAGTACACGATTTTTAACGTCAAAAGCTGCTGTTTGAACATTTTTTTGTTCAATTGTTAAATTTTCTGTTGCCATAAGCTTGGCGAGCAACGATTTTGATTGAATGAGTTCCATAGATTCTCCGATTTAAGAAACCATTATACTACAAATAACGCTTACCGTCAAATGATTTCTGTAATACCGTTGTTTTTTAGCAACAAATGCGTTATTCGTACATTTCTTTGCGTTTTTGGTAGTCGGATTGTTGTTTTTCGTGTGCCGATAACACTGCCCATTTGCGAATTACTAATTCTAAGCGTTCCCAATCGGAAATTTTTGCATTTTCTACATTAGCATCAAGCCAAATGTAGTGTCCTATATCACTCATGTTTAATTCCTTCATTTTTATCAAAAAATTGATGCTCAAGTGCAGCTGCCAACTCATCGGCAAGCTTCGGATTGAATTTTACTAAAAAATAAGCAACATCATCAACAGGTAAATGCTTTAAGGTGAACATCACCTCATCGATTCCTCTTGAAATTTGTGTTTCTTCATGTTGACTTAACATATTTTCCTCATTGTATTGTACTTACTTCAATTGTAGTGACTACACTACCCCTTTGTTTAGCTATTCCAACAGATTTGAGCCATTCAATCTCAATTTCCAATTCGAATTCACTTAATGTTTCCAAATATTCTTCATATTCAGCCCAATCTTCATTTGTAATACTCATCTTCTCATACTCGCTATTTCTTTTGCTTCGTTATCTGTAAAAACCGGTACAGCATTTGATTTATGCATTGTACCAATACCTTTTATTTTGTCACCAGTATATGTATTTTGGAATGTTTTTGCACAAGTCACAAAACCTGTGTCCAAGGACGCAATCTTAGGCATTTCTCTTCCCGCAGGAATGGTAAACATTGGAATTGTTTTAGAAAACTTTGTGGATTTATTTTTACAGAAATTGGTAGTCATCGAATTAATGGAAGCCAACCATTCTTCGTGTTGTAATTTCTTTAACTTGGAAACTTTTTTGGGTTTAGATTTTGGAATATAACCATAAATTAACATAACAATTCTCCACATGAAGAACCATTATCTCACAAATAAAAAAACCTGTCAAGCGGACAGGTTCATTTTGTTGTACCAAAACAACATTAATACCAATGATACTTTATCAAAAGCGGACATACCTACTTATACGAAAAAACCAAAAAAAGAATGGTAATATTAATCTTTTTTATCTGGTGAAATATCCAGCTCATCATAAGTATCATCATACTCATGATTTTTTAATTTTTTTATTTCTGGATGTTCTGTTCTACGATGTTTACTGTGCAAAAAATTCTTTGCGTAATCATAATCTTCATTGTAATCTTGGTTTTTGCGAAACTTACCTACAAACTTAGTCACCACTTTTCTCCTATTTCATTGTTTCAAATGTTATACCACGGATTTTAGTTTCTGGCATGTTGTGCATATCCTCTTGTGAGATATAGGTAATCTCAGCATTTGGATAACAAATTTTAGCAATTTTGAGTAATTGACAGACGGTACCATCGGAATCATTAAATGACATAATTTCATCAACAAATTTTAAATTTTTAAGAATTTCTCGCCTTGAATCATAATTTTGTACAACTCCACCTAAAGACCACATCATATACCAATCGGTATGGACTCCCACAATCAACCAATCTCCTTTATTTCTACATTTCTGTAAATATCGGAGTTCATCAATTGATAATGGATCAAACGAACCGCTAGTTATTATTATTCGGTCTTTTCGTAACATTAGTGATTATGGAAGAAGTTTTGGAAATGCCTCTTTAACGAATTTATAATTTAAACCTTTTACACCTTGGTCTTTTTGAAAAATACCAATAATCACTTCGGCTTCACGGGGTTCTAAGGATTCTAGTAGTTGTAATAACAATTGATTTCTTTTTTCTTTTGTTAATGCTTCTGCTGTTGGATTATTTTTTCTAAACAAATATAATTTACGGAGTTCTGTTGATATTTGTGTTGCTGAAAGTCCAGGTAGGGTATCATTTGGAATTTTATAATTATCTGGCATCTCTTTAACCAGCCATTGAATTCCTGGATGATAAGTCATTTCCAAAACACTTACCAACGTATGAGAAAGATTCTTCTCAATTACCGCTAATTTTTCTTTTTTGGTCAAAGCTAATTCAAACTCATCAAATATCTCATATATATTCTTCATTAAAACTCCTCGATTACTTCCATTAAATTTTTCAATTTGTGCTCAATAAAATAATTCAACAATTTATTCCGTTTTGCAGGAACCGTTTCTTCATAGGTATTTATAATTTTTTCTTTGATGTCACCAGGAATCAATCTAAGGTCGATTAGTGTTTGGTTACGAGAAAACCCAGTCGATGCCAATTCATCATTCCAGTTAATTGGTTCTTCTGTTAAATATTTATCTATAATCTTCTGTGTAATTGGTTTCTGCCGAATTTCACGGACAAAGCAATCGGAAGGCGAAAAGATATTGGGTATGCCATCACCTTTATCTCCACGAATAATCTTCTCTTTAAGTTCTATGAGCGGATTCTCGGATTTTATATATTTCTTTTGTGAAGGATTATATTGTTTAATAATATGTTTATTTAACTTACCGTTGTACATTTGTAATTGAAGAAAATCTCCATCACTGGAAAGAATCAAAATGTTTTCATGTGCAATATGCCTTGGTACCAGTGTACCAATAATATCATCTGCTTCAGCACCTTCAACATCAATTACTTTATATGGAAAATTATCTTTAAGTTCGGCTTTAAATTTTGATAACATATCAAAAATCAAATGCCAGTCTAAATCCGACTTTTCTCTCGTTTTTTTGCGACTTGCTTTATAAAAAGGAAAAAAGTCTTTACGCCAATATTTACGATTATCACAACATAATACCACATCACCATATTCATTTTTAAAATTCTTAACATGATTACGAATAATATTTAATACCATGTGGCGAATAAGATTTTCGTCCAGTTTTCCTTTATGGTTGGCAATTTGCGCCATAAGTCCGGCAAGTAATACTTGATTTAAGTCAATAAGAATCATAACAAACTTTCAAAGTTTCATTTAAGAAACCATTATATCATACTTCCTTTAATTTGTCAAATGTGTTTTGAATAAAGTTACCAGAAGTGGTAGTTTTTCTGGCAACAATACCAAACCAGTTTTGTTCCAACATTTGTGTGATATAAACAATTGGGTCAATAAAAACCGCTTCAAATTTATCAACATCGTATAATTCTTCGGTTTTGGGGTTTTCTTTGAATAAAATAACATGATAAGCATTACCCATTTCCGATCCACCAATATTTTCTCCGGGATCTTTATAAGTTACCGCTTCTATTTGAATTTGATTTTGATTGTCGCCAGGCAAAAAGAAAATAGCATCATGTTCATTCATGTTACTCAATTCTTTTGGAAATTTTATCATTATAGGCCTTAATATGTGATTTTCGTACTCGTACCATTATCCATGTATTGTAATACTCATCCGTTTCTAGAGCACCACAGATAAATTGTTCTTTTGCTTCAAGATAACCACATTCGCCTTTTGATTGGCAAAGATATATTATTTCTCTACGAAAACAATCATGTCCCAATGATAACACATCTTTAGATAGTTCGGCACTACTTCCATAGTAAGTTTGCCAATCACTCAATACCTTAATCTTTTTCTTTTTACCTTTGACTTGTTTAGTTTTAGCAGAATAAAAAAATTTCTTGCCTATGTATTTTTTACCATTCGTCAGATTGGTTATCTGATACACGAACCCGTAATTATTACCAATCAAGTCTTCCGTAAAATCTTTATTTTGATACGTCCAGTTTATTCCCATTCCTCATTGTCCAAATCATCTTCATCCTCTATATAGTCTTCCGATAATTCTTCAATCTGTTCACCACAGAATGGACACATTTCTGGTAAATGTTGAGATACTAATTCTTCCATAAATGATATTGAATAAGTTGATTCACAACTCAAGCATTCTCCTGATAGCTGTTTGTGTGTCATTTATTACCCTTTTCTTTGAAGGATTTCTTGTATGTAATCTTCTAATTTTACTTTTGGTTCCCATCCAAGAAGTTCTTTAGCTCTATTATTGTTTGCCAAAGTCACTCTAGCTTCACCTGAACGTGGAGGTATAAATTGAATTGAATTTGAAATCATTTTTGATAATTCTAGTACAGAATGATTTCTTCCTGTTCCAATATTGATTAAACCAGTTTTGTCCGAATTCATGGCTAATATATTAGCATTAACAACATCACTCACATGAGTAAAATCTCTGCGCTGTTGGCCATCACCAACAATAGTCAAAGCTTCACCATCATCTTTTTGCCTTAGGAACAATCTAACGACTGGTGCATATGGACCTTTAGATGGTTCTCTTGGTCCATAAATGTTGAAGTATCTAAACACAACAGTTTGCAATCCAAAGAGTTCCGTGTACATATGACAGAGTTTTTCACCTGATACTTTAGATACTGAGTAAGGATTTAAACAATCGTCCTGCATGGTTTCCACCAACGGAGGTTCGTTTCTTCCGTAGGCTGAAGATGTAGATGAATACATTACTTTCTTAACACCAGCTTCACGGGAACATTGTAATATAACTCCTGTACCTAGTGTATTTGTTCGCACAGCAAGAACAGGATTCTCGATTGTTGGTTGAATACGAGATTCTGCTGCCAAATGGAAAACATACTCAACACCATCGAATAAAGGACGAATCAAATCATATTCAGCGATGTCATGTTTAAAATATGATGCCTTTTCATTATGATAAAATTTATCGTTTGATGTTGAAGATTCATTATCAATTACAATAACAACATGACCATCTTCAATTAATTTATCAACAAGATTTGATCCAATAAAACCTGCACCACCAGTAACAATAATTTTCATTTCAATTCCTTAATGAGCCCAAACATCACTCCAATCTCCAGATAAAGCGCCTTTTGCATAATCGGTAGCTTTATTTTCAAAGAAATTGGTATGTGTTGGTGCGTTAATCATTTCCTCAACCCACGGTAAAGGATTTTTTTTCACTTTAAACTGACCTTTTAAACCTAAAGAAATTAATCTTCGATCAGCAATATAACGAATATACTTCTTAACATCTTCAGCAGATAAATCCTCCATGGCACCCATTGCAAACGCCAAATCAATAAATTTATCTTCTAATTCTACCATGCGTTCAGCAATAGTATATAATTTACCTTTTAATTCGTCATTCCAAATTTCACGATTTTCTTCTATATATGTGCGAAATAATTTGATCATGTTCTCGGTGTGTTGAGTTTCATCAACGATAGACCAAGTAACAATTTGACCCATGCCTTTCATTTTGCCATGTCGTGGAAAATTAAGTAACATAATAAAAGAGCTAAACAACTGCATACCTTCGGTAAATGCCGAGAATACAGCAATATGAGTTGCAGTATTTTCTTTAGTAGTATTTTTTGCAGAGATATCCATAACGTAGTCATGTTTTTCTTTCATTTCAGCGTATTCCATAAACTCATTATAAGTTGTGTCTGGAAGACCAAGTGTTTCAATAAGATGAGAATAAGCGGCAATATGTAAAGCTTCTCTTGCTGCAAAACCCAATAACATCATCCGAATTTCGGGTTGTGGGAAATAAGGTAAATAATTATTAACATAACCACCAGCAACGTCAATGTCTCCTTGGGTGAAGAATCTAAAGATATGCGTGAGAAATTGTTTTTCTTCTTTAGTAAGCTTCTTTTTCCAATCTTTAACATCTTCAAGCATAGGTACTTCGGTATGTAACCAATGTGATTGCTCGTGCTTAAGCCATGCATTGTAAGCCCAAGGATAATTAAAAGGTTTAAAATATGTACGCTCATCGGTGAGCCTCGTTTCTGTTTTTTTAATCATTATTCTCTCTATACATTAAATGAGGAACCACAACCGCAGGT